AACATAACAAATAATACAAACAATTGGCATGGAACTGATACGCTAATATATGCACTTGACTATTGGTTAGATGCAAACAAAGATATATTTCAATTAGAGTATCTTCATAGATGCATGGTTAACTTTTATACAGCTGGGCAAAACACCGGGTGGCACCAAGATATGTATGATGAAGGATATTATAGTTTATTATATTATGTTAATGATGCTGACGGCGGAACACAATTTAAAGATGCAACATATAAACATAAAGAAAATTCAGCTTTATTTTTTGATTGTCGAATTGACCATTGTCCTATAACTAGCACAGTACCTAGGCGTGTTAGTGCAAATTGGATATTGAAAGGTAAGCTTCTTAATTGATAAATATTACAAAGATAGGGGTTTACTATGCAACGACTTACAAAGTATTTAACCGACGGGTTAAAAAATACAGTATTATTTAAAAACAATTCAGGCACAAGTCATAATGGCCCCTGGAAACAAGTATATACTGATACATTATTAGATCGATTTTATGTTGGAGAAATGTCGTCAGTTGAATATACTATATCATCAGACCTTGATACAACACACAAAGAAATAATTAAAGTATTAGTAACAGCAACAGACGATGTTGCTAGTATAGTAGTATATGCCAGAAATCATACAGTGCGTGAGTTGATTGCTGTATCTGCTACTGTAAACAAAAGCTACGTTGAAGTTGTAGTAAGTCCTGCTGTAACACCGGTTGTAACCCCAACATATGTTGTTACGGTAGTTAGTACTTCGCAGGGTAATAAATACTTTATAGACGGACTACGGCAAGATACTCTTAATCTAGTAGAAGGTAGCACATATAAATTTGATCAATCAGATTCTAGTAACAGTAACCACCCACTAAGATTTTCAGTAACCCCACACGGCATTCATGAGAGTGGTACTGAGTACACTACAGGTGTTACTGTAGTCGGAACCGCAGGAACCGCAGGAGCATATACTGAGATAGTTGTTGCTGCAAATACACCTACCTTACACTATTATTGTGTTTATCACAATGGCATGGGCGGACAAGCAAACACACCTATAACTGGAAACGATGGCGTAAAGGTTATTTACACTGCACAGTACTTTCATTGCCAAAATACGCTTACTCGTTAAATATTTTAAGTGATAAATACAAGTGGATGGAGTAATGTAATATATGTCGACGATTGTAAATGCACCCTTAAAATCTAAAAGCGGGTTTGAAAGCCCTAGCTTTGCTGTAGACTCATCAGGAAATATCACTGCTAAATCACTTATACTCGAAGGAGCAGAAGCTGGCGCTATTGCTGACTTTACGTTTACTGAAGTAGATGGAGACTTTAGAACTGTAGCTGGTAACGGCACTGACAATCCTGCACTAACAATGTATAGAAATACATCTAAATCAATTGATCTAACATTAAGTACACTTACGTTTAGTATTTTTAGTAGTGTTGTAGGAACACTAACTTTATATAACGAAGGGTTGCGCCACAGTGATTCATCAACTGGGTCAGCTGCCCAAGGAAAATCATCTGGTAGGCTTACGTTTAATATGGCCTCGGATGCGCCGGATCAATTATATTACGGTAACGCTACTGGCACTATATATGGAACTATAACAGTATTAGATCCAGTTGGATTATATGGTAGTATAGCAGTTACTAACACAACGTCTGCAAGTAGTTCATTAACTGGCGCAGTTACAGTTGCTGGCGGCGTTGGCATTGCTGGTGACTTATATGTCGGCGGATCATTAAATATTGACGGTCTTGGTATTACAAGTATTGGCTCTCCTACTGACTTAGATATTACAGCAGCAAATAAAATTTTTGTGAGGATAGACGGCAATTCAATAGGCACTATTGGACTTACCGGTTCGACCCTACCAGTAGTCAACACTACTATAAATAACACAGTAATCGGAGCAACAACTCCTAACACAGCAATATTTACAGCAGCTACGATTGCAGCATTGCCTGCAACTGCTAGTGCTGTAACTAACAAACAATATGTAGATAGTACCGCACTATCACTATCAATAGCATTTGGATTATAAAACATGGCAAAGACGCAAATAAAAAATTATGTATTTAAACCTGGTATCGGGGCAAACGATAGTCGTTTTCCAAATGCTTACGGATTAATAAGCTCTAATAAATCTTTCATACAGAAAGAAATGAGTGCATTTATAGCTAACAGGGTTGCAACAGCATTACAGTATACCCCCACAGCAGCAGTATACACTCCTACTACTGGAGTATTATTATTAACAATTGGCACACACAATTTAAATATCGGTGATGCAATTATTATTGCAGCAGGCGGAATAACATTTACTAACAGCTCTGCTGGAGCTGTTCCGTTCCTCGGTAAGGCATTAATAGTTACAGGAGTTACAGCAAATGTAAATATTACAGTTGATGCTGGAGTATCAACTGACACTGCTACCCACATTTGGATAAGTTCTGTAACAAATGCTACACAGGATACGTTTTATAATTATACAAATACTAGTGTACTAAAATGCGAAAGAGATGTCGGCTATATACTTGACTCGTACTTAAATGATTTGCGTTATGGCGGCAACGAGAAAACTTATAATAATATTAAGTATTACTGGGATCAAACTGTTGCACAAGTCGACGGATCTCGAGGTCCTGAATTAGTTGCACACTATTGGATTGGACAATTAATCCAAAATAATATTCTAGCACAAGTATCTTATACTTCTCTGCAAACTGAAGTAGTACAAACAACATCAGGCACTGCAACTGAAGCAACAGCACAATTTACACCAACTGATGCAACATACATTCCTACTACTGGAAAAATGACAATAACAATTGGCAGTCATACGCTTCAAGTAGGAGACGAAATACATATTGCTCCTGCAGGCATAACATTTACTTGTGCTCTTGATGGCAACGCAACGCTACATCCGTATCCAAGAGCATCAGGTGTCCCAAACACCAAAGGCAAAGACCCGTATTATTACGCACCAATTACTATTACATCGGTAACTAGTACTACTGTAACTGCTAGTGTAGGCATTAGTTCAGATACATCATTACATACATTTTCAAGTGCTGTAACAAATTCAGTAACATCTGGACCAGCAGCAAAAATTAACACACTAGCGTTCAACACAGTAGACACTATACAAAACGGTTTACTATCACTGCCTAAGCTTGTAGATGAAGGTGTTGGTTCGGTTAAGTTCCAAGGCAAGTACAGTATTGACGAAATACTGCTGATTACTAACAGTACTAAAAGTGAAGTAATATATAACTTTACTAGTATTACTACTGGTGGCGTAGTAACCATTAATACTAACAGTGTTACTGAAGATCCAGACTTTGCTAAATTTTTACAAATTACTGACGGCATAACTACTATTAAATTAAATTATAATACTAGCGCACATAGCAGTACAGATGACATACAACTTTTTGTAGAACAAATTGAAAACGGAAAGAGTGTTGTAACTACTAGACCATACGACTTTGGTACAGATGCCATTGAACGTCCACGTGCAGCAAATCCATTATCAATGCTTGATGCTGACTTTGAGTACGGCTTGCAGCCTACTAAGTGGGCAGCTATAGCAACACTTAGAGGATATCCAAGTGTATACGAAGTACCAGGCACTGACACTCAAGTAGTTAGCGTAGTAACTGACGCATCAGCAGGCACCGACGGCATTGGTCAATCATTAATTACTGTTACAACAGTAGGGCCACATGGCTTTACAGCAGGCACTCCTATTACTATTAAAGCACTTGAAGATAGTGTTAATGGTGCAGCAAGAGCCGAGGGTAGCTTTGTTATTGTAGAAATCCCAACAACTAGTACTTTTACTTTTTATGCAAAATCTAAAGTTGGTACAGTTAATCCAACAACATTATCTACAACATATACACAGTTAAGACAAGCTGGTTTTTACACAGGAGCAACAATTGGTAGTCCAGTATTTACAGTTGTAAGTAATGGTAGCTCAGGAACAATAACTACTCAATTAGGAATAGCAACTGGCGAAACAATTATACCATTTGATGGGGGCGCCCCAGAAATTGGTTCTCCACTTACTAACGCAGCTATACCAACAGGCTCGCAGGTAACTAGTATTATTGATACTAGTGCAGGCGGCGGCACCTACTTAACTCCAATAGTAACTGATAACACTGCTATTGCAGGAACTCGAGTGTATCTTGAAGACACTACTGGTATAGTCCCTAACTTAGCCCTAGACAAAGGCGATGGCACTGCAACTTATATTAATAACGTAACAGCAACTTATATTGATGTTACAGATGCATTTACAGCAGCTATAGTACCAAACAAAAAGACATATCCGGGCATCGGCGGGACAAACGATACTAACAACGGTATCAATGCAACATTTAATATTGCGCTCGACGGGAACGCAGGACGCACATACACTGTTGCAGTAAATGCAGCAGGCACGCTTTATAAAATAGGTGATAGACTTAAACTAGACGGCATAACGTTAGGCGGCGTGTCAGGCACTAACGATATAGTTATAACTGTAGCCTCTGTTGCAGCTAATGGCGGAATACTTACTGTAACACACGTAGGTGTACATTGGGACGGCTCATTATCATTAACTGGCGTAGCAGGATCATATACACCCGCAGGTACTGGAGCACTTTGGGACTTAGCGTACACAGCAGGAGCATATACTTCAGTTACCCAATCATCTGGAACAGTTGTATTTGCATCACCGACAATGTCATATGCCGGTAGCGTTGGCTTCGGAGCAAAATTTGCTGTAACTAAAACAGGAACTACATATACTGCAACTATTACAACAGCAGGTCAAGACTTTGTAGTGAATGAAACATTTACAATACTAGGTGGAAACTTAGGTGGTGTAACACCAGGAAATAATGCAACAATAACAATTGACACTGTTGGTGCATCTGATGCTATTGCATCAATATCGATTACTGGTGTTGGTTTAGACACAACTGATGCGTCAGCAAGTTTTGTAGTAGCTGACTTGGTTGAAATACTAGGTTCTGATATAGGAGGCACATCGCCAGCTAATGATTTATATATTGTTGTTGATACTGTTGATGGAAGTGGAGCAATAACTGGATCAACAGCTACTGGTACTCCGCCTTTTGTAAATCTTAGCTTTTCAACATCAATAATAGGACTTGGAACATATGCTGGATCATCTGGTACATCAGCAGTGTTTGGCATTGCTGCTTCAAACGGTAACTATGCTGTATCAATTACCCAAGCAGGCGGTGATTATCAGCCTACTGAGACATTTGTAATACTAGGTACTTCACTAGGTGGCGCAACTCCAGCAAATGATTTAACGATTACAATTGATAATGTTGGAGGAACAGGAGATATTACTGCTATTACAGCAACTGGTTCTGCTACAACAACTGGTAGCAAATACGCCGTAGCATCAGCAAACAAAGTTGGTGTAGGTGCAACTTTTGATGTTGCAATTGCGGGCGCCGGCTACACAACATCTATAAATGCAGGCGGTACTTTCTATGGATCTGGACAAGTATTAACAGTCAGCGGCGTAGTGCTGTCGGGTACAAGTCCTGCAAACAACCTTACTATTAATGTTACTGCTATTGATGCTGTAGCAACTGGTGTAATTACTGGCATTTCAAGCTCAGGCACATCAGCCACGGCCGGCGGCCCATACACAGCAGTATCTCCGAGTAACATGCCAATCTTAGGTGCAGGCGCGACATTTGAAATTAACAAAAACTTTACATCTTATGATTCAGTTGCACCTAGTGCTCTAGGCACAGGCTACGCACTCGGCGACAGAATTATTCTTCCAGGAACAGCATTTGATGGCGCATCACCTGCAAATGATATAGTATTAACTGTATCAAATATTAATGCCGGCACCGGCGCTATTGGTGGAACAACCCCCAATGCAGCAATAGCTAATTATGGCACCAACCTTGATTTAATATCAACAATAACTATGACAGCAGCTACAACAGCACCTATATCAATTAATCAAAGTATTACGTTTAGTGCTATTGCAATTATTGATGCTACGTTTGATAATGCACACGGATTAGTACCTGGCGCTTCATTTATTACTACTATTACATCAGATGCTGGCGGCAACAATCATAACTTAACAGCAGGATCGTACATTGCTACAAATATACCTACAGTAAATAGTTTAAGATTCCAAGCAAGAGCAGTTGGAGCAATTGATGTTTCTAGCAACGTAATACAAGGCGAAGTGTATCCAAGACCAGATAGCTTCTTTGTACACAGACCATTTGATGGCGGCGTTATGTTAGGAACGGGCGGACCACAACACGGCGCACAAGCAATACGTCAAAGTAAAAAATATATTAGATATCAGTCTGGTAAAGGTATTATGTATACAACTGGTGCATTGTTTGCTCCAAGTTACGATATACGCAGTATTACAGCAGACGGCATAGAAGTTAACTCGTTAATTACTATTGTAACAGATGACAACGATCATGGCGTACAACCAGGTGGCGTGATTAGACTTATAGGTGTAGAAACTCCAGGATTTAATAGTGGCGAACAAACTGCTGTTCCTCCAAAGTTTGATTATACTGTAGAGGAAGTAGTAGACGAGCGCACATTTAAAGTTCGCGCAGTACGTAGACTAGGAGCAACAACTGCTGTACTAGGATTTGGCTCACAAATGAGTGTTGTAGCTTGGCACGGTGCTACTGTACGTTCAGGCATCTTTGATGATCAAAACGGTATCTTCTGGGAATTCGATGGCACTAACGTCAGCGTTAACCAGCGTACTGGTACAAGACAGCTTGCAGGAACAATTGCGTTACAAGTTGATAATAACTTAATTGTAGGAACAAACACACGTTTCCAAGATCAACTAAAAGCTGGCGATAGAGTTGTTATTAAAGGTATGACACATGTTGTATCGCATGTTAATAGTCAAACTGGCATGACAGTTACTCCGGACTGGCGCGGTGTAGTAAACATTACAGGTGCAAAGATTAACTTAGTATCTGATAAAAAAGTAAAGCAAAGAGACTTTAATTTAGATAGACTAGACGGCACAGGCCCGAGTGGATATAATATTGATATTGCTAAAATGCAAATGATTGGTATTCAGTACAGTTGGTATGGTGCTGGATTTATTGATTATATGCTACGTGGCGCAAACGGTAATTTTGTATTTGCCCACAGAATGCGTAACTCAAACGTAAACACAGAAGCATTTATGCGTTCAGGTAACTTGCCAGTGCGATATGAAGTTACTAACGAAGGCCCGAGCGGGAAGTTGGCAGCAGGTATGACTAATAGTCAAACTACTCTTGAATTGTTTGATGGAAGTTTCTTTCCAAATGCTGGCACCATTTATGTTGATAACGAAATTATGACGTTTACTGGAAGAACAGACAACACACTAACAGGACTAACTAGAGGTGCAACATTTACAAACTTCCAAGCTGGCGCAACTAGAAGTTATACAGCAGCCGTAGCTGCTACACACACTGATAGAACAGGAGTAATATTAATATCACAAACAATTACTCCGTTAATTAGTCACTGGGGTAGTGCGTTTATTACAGACGGCGGCTTTGACTCAGATCGTGGTTACATTTTCTCATACGCAGAAACTGCTGTTGAAGTTACTACAACTAAACAAACAGCATTTATGATTAGATTGGCTCCTAGTGTATCAAACGCACTTATTGGAGATTTAGGAACAAGAGAACTATTAAACAGAGCACAGTTATTGTTAACAGGATTAGAAGTTACATCTGAATCAGGCGCTGGCGGCATTGTTATTGAAGGAGTGCTTAATCCTCAAAACTATCCAACTAACCCAAATGACGTTGGTTGGTCAGGTCTAAGCGGAGTTGCTCAAGGTGGACAACCTAGCTTTGCACAAATTGCTTCCGGTGGTGGTGTTACGTGGAGTACAGGTGCAGCAGCAACAACAGCTAATATAACTTCAGTACCAAATATAACAGGCGCAATAAACAGTGGAAGTAGCAACTGGGGTAATAATACTAACTACATTAACGTAAGTGCTAATGATTTTGAGGCTGTATTTGGAGAACGTGATATCGGCTTAGTATTAGGTAAACCAATTACTGGCTCAGGCATTCCAAGCAACACTACTATCGACGGCGGTTATATAGACAACAGTGGTAACTACGGGTATTTTAGACTAAGCAAACGGGCAAACGGCGTGTCAAGTGGCACGGTAGATGCATATACTATATCCTTTAATGTTGAAGGCACAAACAGAAACTACGGATACTTTACTGTAGCATCGTTTGACGCATCAGCTGGAAAAATTGGTACTACTGTTACCGGCGGCAACAATGGCATAACAGTTCCAGCAAACACTCAAATTAACTCTGTTACATTACTGTCCTACGCCGGCACTGCCTATTACGAAGTAACGTTTAACAATGCATTCACTGGTACATTACAAGCTAACTCAGGTACACTAGCACTTGAATTTGTACAACCACCGTTTGCACAACCAGGTGAGACTATCTTCTCATTCATTGCTGTACCGGGTGAGCGTTCAACACTAGATCTTAACGATCTTAAAGAGCTTACTAATACACCATTAGGTGGCAGAGGAACATATCCAAATGGACCTGATGTACTTGCTATTAATGTTTATAAAGTTTCTGGATCAGCTATTGATGCAAATATTATTATTAGGTGGGGCGAAGCGCAAGCTTAATACGCTGTTAGACAGTTGGGGGCTGTTCAGAAGATAACCTTTGACTGTCTCCAGGCGCAACGCGATAATTATCCTCAACACTGTCTGCTGTACTAACTTCAGTGATACTTGAGCCTGCTTGTAAGCAAACTAGTCTATGCGGTTGCAAAGGTGGGTTATGCCAAACATCGCCTTCTTTTAATTCTTTTTCATATAACGCAGCATTAGTAGTATCAATCCATTGTACTTTAAATCGTCCAGTATTTACAAACCATGTTTCATCTTTTTCTTTATGAAAATGCATTGAAAACATTGCGTTTTCTTGTTCAAAGAACATAATTTTACCGCAGTACTTGTCATTAGTAGCCCAAATTAATTCGTAGCCCCACCCTTTTTGTACAACGCCTTGTAATCTAGTTGGTTCCATTGATATAATCCTCTATTGATGTCCATTGCATATCTATTGCATTGTTAAGTTTAGTTAAGTTTGCACAAGTATACTTTTGGTATTGTGCCTTTATATTTTCAGGTATTGGAATATAATTTATAGCAGCGTTATGCTTTGTAGCAATTGCGTTTGCTACTGTTTCAAAACTAGTAGCTGTGCCAGTACCAATATTGAATATTCCAGTTGATTCCGAATCAAACATAAGTTCGTGTGCGCGACAAATGTCTTCGACACAAACAAAGTCTCTTTTAAAATTTTCGCTATCTTCAAACAGTGTTATAACACCATCTTCTTTTGCTTGCTTAGTAAACTTAGTATAAGGACTTGCTTGATCGCCTTTATTTTCTTCCCCAGGCCCGTATACGTTAAAGTAACGGAAGCCTTGTATTTTAATTTGAAACTCTTCAAGATACTGATTTAAGAATCTGTCAAACAAATACTTTGACCATGCATAAGGACTTACTGGAAGTAACTTGCCATCTTCTGTAAAATGCGTAGTAGGACCGTATACACTTGCACTTGATGCGTATTGTAAATTAGTACCAAAGTTTTCGCATATCTGTGCAAGCCTAACAGTAAACTCAAAGTTTTGCTCTAGTATTTGATCTACATCAGTGTATGTTGTACTACTAATTGCACCAGTGTGTATACACCAGTCAAAGTCTTCTGTACTAGGAAGTACACCAGGTTGCCATTCCCATCCTTCTACTTCGTGACCTTTACTTTGTAAGTAATGTGAAATATTTTTACCAATAAAGCCGTTGTTTCCTGTGACTAATATTTTCATTTGCTTGCCTCTATAATCTGTGTTGTTGAATATCCTTCAACTGTAGGCACAAGATGCACCTCAGCCAAATCGTGTCCTACAACTTGTTCTACTGTGTAATCACCGCCCTTTACAATAACGTGCGGCTTTAATTTTTTAATTAATTCGTATGGTGTATCGTCACTAAACAATACAACTCTATCAACCCAAGGCAATATTTCTAATTGTCTAATACGCTTTACAGCATCATTAATAGGCCGGTCTTCACCCTTAAGACGCTTTACACTTGCGTCACTATTAATACCTACAACTAGTTTATCGCCAAGCGATTTTGCTTCAGCTAGTAGCTCAAAATGTCCTGTGTGTAGTATGTCAAAGACTCCGTTAGTAAACACTATGCGTTCTTCTATATCGCTTATAGTAAGCGTGTGTGTGCCTACGTGCTTAACTGCTTCCCTAGAACCTTTAACGGCAAGTTCTAAACACTTCTTATGATTGTATTGCTTTGTTAATCCGTATACAAATGCGGCCAAGAAACAATCTCCTGCTCCTGTAACATCTGATACTTCTACAGATTCAACTGGAATATTGTAATCTACATTATCTATTGTAGCAACAACATTGTCCCCGGCTTTAGTTGTAATAATATTACTTTGCCAAAACGTAAATCCAAACTCGTCAAACTCTTTGTAGTTGGGCTTTACTAGCCATGCGTCCTTATACTGATTTGCATGTTCTTTAGGATCTACAATTATTTTACAATTAAATTTGTTAATGTGTTCGATAATTTCAAGCGACTCGTCTAGTACACCTTTATTATAATCACTTAATATAACATACTCGTATTCTGAAAAGTCTTGTAACTCTATAGTTTCTAATACCGCCTTACCATCTGCACTTATGTCATTGTCTATACGTGTAATATAATGTCCGTCACAAATTACTCTAGTTTTAATACTACTAGGTTGCCCAGTCTCAAACAGTGTTACATCTACACCTAGGCTTTTTAAGTTTTCATAAACAAGTCCAGCACCTCCAAGTGATTCAACTTCACGCCGATACTTGACAACAGGCACAGGAGCCTCAGGACTTAGTCGTTCTGAAGTGCCATAGATATATTTGTCGATTATTACATCACCAAGAACTAGTACTTTCATAGTGTTATTATACTATCTTTTAGGTTATTTGTCAAGTAAATTAATTGTTTTAAAAACAGTTTCTAACTTAGTTAAGTTAACTTTACTTTGGAGTGTATTGCGTAGCCCGTGATGTAAAGGCTTGGGCCATTTAGTGAAGCTACACCAAGCATACCCGTCATGTTCCGTATTAAGCTTAGGAACAAATTCTTCTTGAATAACACAAAGGTATGTGTGGAAATAGAATCTACTATCAGGGGAAATAAAACTTTCTAAAGGAAGAGTTTTCTTAATCTCTGGAATAAATCCAATTTCTTCTTCTATTTCTCGTTTAAGACCTTCCCATGGAGTTTCAGCACCTTCGTTAGTGCCGCCTACTAATCCCCATAAGTTATTCCGTCGTCCTTGGGCACGATGTAAGAATAAAAATCTATTTGTATCTAGTGTGTAAAACAGTGCTCCACTGCAAGTAATCATTTCGTTCATACATGTACTTACCCGCCGAGTTCAATTCTCCATGTACCAACTGGATAATCACCGTCTACACTTAACAACCATTCGTTGTTATTAAATCTATACTGTACGCTTGTGTTTAAGTTGGTAGTGTATGTAATTTCAGTTGCAGCACTTGCATCGAACACAATATTCCACTTAGCACCGTCCCATTCAATAATATCGTTAGCACTTGCAACTAGCGCACTAGCATCTGCATTTTGCCATGCTACCGGAGATTGAGTTGCAGTAGCACTACCTACATCATCTAATAGTAACAGTCTAACACCACTAGTTTTGATAGCAGTTGGATTATAGTTAGTTGGGTCAATAATATAATCAATACTAGTTCTAGCATCTATTACAGTATCACTTGGAAAACTATCAGCATCCCAATTAATTGCTATTTTACCTTCATCAAATGGATGTAGTGTAAATGTACCTGTAACTGTTTTAGCATTATCGCTATTTGTAAAATAAATTCGACTTACATCAGCAGCATACATTCCAGGAAGAACTTCGAATATCTCTCTCCAGTTCTTATTACCAACTATGCCATTTGAAAACAACTGAGCTTCTGTTCCATTTACAAACGCACCCCATGTTGCATAATTAACATTAGCCATATTTGCTGCTGTAGATGATTGTGCTGATCTTCCAAATTTACCTTCAGTAACACCAGGACGCGGCACATCATCATATGCATTTAATATAGGCTTACTTACGCCGTCTTCAATAGTACCTAGAGTTTCATCAAACATACTTGTAATGATGTTTGTAATAACGCCCATCTTGCGTACTTTAGTAGGTGGACTAATGTATATAGGTATAGTAAATGTAAGTGTGCAAATATCTATTTCACTATCGATACCAACAGGAACACTTCTATTTGACCAAGTTACATTTTCTAAATTAATAACACTAATACTAGTCCAGTCAATAAAATTATCTGTAGTTTGCATTTCTAGACTAGGATTAAATAATACAAGTATTTGTTCTAATAACTGTAATTTTTGATCTGTATTTGTTGTCCAAATATCTGCATTTAATCGCATCATATAAGGAGTAGGAATTAAACGCTCGACTGTATAGTTTTTACCTTGAGTATTTAAATATTCTTTATTTACAGTGTCGTACTCACGTTCTCTAATATTTGTTTTGCGTGTATATGTTGCGTCTGTTAGACGATCTTTATCTAACTCTAATCCTGTTAAATAAACAGCAATACGTGGCGCACTAGGTAGCTTGTTCTCGCTATTCTCTCTAATGATGTTTGCTACTTGACGAGATAAATCACCGTAAGTAACAGGCACTTCTTTTTGCCCGCCTTTTCCGTCTTGTACAGGAAAGTTTGCAAGTACTCGCATCATTTGTGTAAGGTACCGTCTTACTTGACCATCGTAAAAATGTTGCATTATGAATTATCCGCCTTAGGTTTAAGTGCTTTGGACAAGCTTTGTCGCTCAGGCACAGATACCCCGTCTATAGTATTAGTATTAGTGTTATTAATAAACGACGATTTCTGTGTTGCTCGTTGAAGTGTATTACTTAGTGTCATTCTAATATCGTCAGTAACTTTAACCCAACGTGCGCCGTCATATCGAAACATTCTATTTGGCAAAAAGTCTGAACGTAAAAAGTAGTCGCCGTCTTCGTTATTAGTTGGAAATTGTATGCCAAACCCAAATGGTGCACCGTTTGGAGCTTCGGAGCCTGTTCCTACTAAGTATCCTGAATAACCTTCTCTATTAGGTTTAGCACTAACTGCGTCTGCACCCATTAAATTACTTGCATCTATATCAGCATCATCTGCTGTTTGTAATGCAACACTACCGTCTTCATTAGTAGCAATAGAGTAATAATGGTTTGTGTCAAACCCACTCTTAGGAGCATCTACTGCTGCTTGTGCAACTACTGCATCAGAAATTTGCATTTCTTTTTCGTAAGTTGATAATAAATCTCTAAGCGTATTAGCAGAGCCTTCTTCCATAGGAAGATCCATTATTTCTGCGTATTCTTGACCATCGTATATCTGCTTTAGTTTTAAACGATATAAGTGTGGATACCAAGTATGGCTAAATCCTTCTGCTGCTCGGTTAACATCTTCTACAACGTAAAACCGTTTAAGTGCAACACTATGATCATTAAGAGCATGTTCGTCTTTTAAGTGCGGCAATTCAATTACATCACCGCTCATTATTTTTCTACCAAGTGTTTTAACACTACTATTAATGTGTATGGTTAGCATTAGTGTATCGTTGCTTAGAAAAAGTCCAAATTGCGATAAGTCAAAGTCGATATCTTGAACATTGTAAATGCCACGCATACTATAAATGTCAGGATCATACTTTCTGTCTCTGTTTTCAAGAAATAATAAGTCTTGTATATTAGTTTCTTTAACAGCATCATAAGTAGGTTGATCAGCAGTGCCTTCCCCTACCGCAGGGTTTTCTGCACCTAAGAATTTGTGAATATTAAGGTCGGTGCCGCCGATAGTAAACATTTCCTGGATTTGTTTGTCTAAGAAATAATAATCGTTGCCACGTTCTGGTTTATATAATGATAAGCGAGGGATAGCTCTTCTCCTATTCGTTATACATATTTATCGTTAAGATAAATACTATTGGAGAACTTCACATGACAACAGCGACACAAAAACAAGAAGTATTTGATTATGTACACACATTTCTCGGAGGAGGAATGGTTGATGTTGAACTTGATCCAATACATTACCAAGCAGCCTTAACAAAGGCACTAACACGTTTTAGACAGCGTAGTGAAAATAGTGTAGAAGAGAGCTATTTGTTCTTAACTACGGTTGTTGATCAAAACGAATATGTATTACCTAGCGTGGTAATGGAAGTTCGTAAATTGCATCGCAGGAGCATTGGATCACGTGGAAACGGCGGCAACGGCGGCAGTTTGTTTGAACCGTTTAACGCAGCTATGACAAACACATATTTGCTATCAGGATCTAAATTAGGCGGACTAGCAACGTACGATATGTTTTCACAGCATCAAGAATTAGTAGGACGTATGTTTGGCTCAGAAATTGAGTTTAAATGGAACAACACTAATAAGAAACTAACATTGCTACAACGCCCTAGAGCAGAAGAAGAAATTTTACTTTTTGCTTATAACTATCGTCCAGATAGCGAGTTATTGAGTGATTACTTAGCAGTGCAGTGGATTAAAGATTATACACTTGCAGCATGTAAGTATATGCTTGGCGAAGCACGTTCAAAGTTTGCTACTATTGCAGGCCCACAAGGCGGTTCCACGCTAAACGGCGACACTCTAAAAGCAGAAGCACAGCAAGAAATGGATAAACTTGAAATTGAAGTATCTATGGCAGTTGCTGGCGGTACAGGATACGGCTTCATAATAGGCTAAAAACACTTGACAGCTCCTAACTTTTAATGTATAATATATATAATTAGTTAGGAGATTTAGATGAACAACCCCAAGTTATTAGTAATAGGTCATGGACGACACGGTAAAGATACTGTGTGTGAAATGCTACGTGACTATTACGGATACACATTTGAAAGCAGTTCGAAATTTTGCAGTTTACAATTTATATATAATGACCTAAAGGAAAAGTATGGATACGCTAATGAG